CTCCGACATCCTCTGCTCCTCGGCGTATTCTTTGGCGTACTCATCCTGCCACTTTTCTAAAAGACCCTCGCAAGACATATTGTCTAACTCATAAGATAGGTAAGAATGCATACCTTTCTTAATCATGGCGAAGTATCTTATGCCAGCCATCCAGTCGCCATGTACTGCCTTAGTTAGCAATATCTGAGCTTCCTCGCTGCTCTTGATGTGATGATTCATTACCTCATCCAGGAAGTTCTCGTCGTCCTGGCTGAGTATGGTTAGTTCTTCCTCAACATCTTTGTTCTTGATGTTTGCGTAGCCGCATGAATCAATAACGTAATCACTGATGTTTGTTTGAATGTAATCTTCTAATTTACTCATGGTGTTTCCTCCTGTGGAATGTGAATTATTATCGGTAATACTATTCTTGTCAACAACTAAAACTCAATTTGTTGAATTATTTTCTCTTCAGTGTTTTCTTCTTCATTATCAAAGACTTGGTCTATCTTGTAGTCCATTGACCTGCCTTCCCTAGAAACAAATTGCAGACTTTGGTGATGATAAAGTCCGACTTTACCCTCCCACCTACCATGTCTTTGCTTGGCTATGATGAGTAGTTGGTCGAAGGTTTTATCAAAATACTCCTGCTCCTTTTCGTCTAATTGACCAAGTTCTTTTAGGGACTCCCGTTTCTTATTGGCCCAGCAGATAACTAAGTTGTCCACTAAGTCCACCAGGGCACTTGAACCTTTAACATCAAACTTTGTGGGGATGTATTCCTCCCCGGCGCTCTGGGGCTTTCTAACGTGGGAGACTAAATGTATATGGGTGTTTAGATGTTTTGCAGACCAAGCCAATCGGTTGATAATGTCTGCCTCACCCTCTCGGTTCTCCACACCGATTCCACACTTAGCCAGGGAATCAATCATTATGTGGTCACACTCTAAGACTTGGCCGCAGTAATTCACAAAGCCTAATATCTTCTCGGTTTTAACTGAGTCAAGTTGGTCATAGATAACAAGATATTCATTAGCTAAGTCCATGAATGTATTAATAAATTCCTGACTTGGCTGGCCCGCTGTCAATCCTGCTGCTTGCTGGCACATCCTCCAAAGAGTTTCCTCTGGCTTCATTTCGAGGGAAGCAATGGCAATCTTTTTGCCTTGACACATTAGCGACAGTGCGACTTGGCCAGTAAGAATCATTGATTTTCGATGACCAGACATACCACACCACAGCGAAATCTCGGTGGGCCTTAGCTTGAAACCCGTTACTTTAGCCCAGGGCAAAAGGTCACCTGACAGCTCAAGGTTCTTTGACCTTTCATGTATCTGCTCCCTCCAATGCCCAGCATGGTGTATCTCCTGGGCCTCAGATTCCGCAATAATTGAGATGTAGTCGGCGAACGAGACATTATGGGGAATATTCATATTATTATCTCCCTCGGTTTGAATTCTTTATCTTCTTTTCGGTTCCTTTTCCAAGTCCTCACCGCAGCCTTCCAATCCTTCATCGGCCCAGTATTTAGCTGCCAGCCCCTTGCCTCGTAGTAATCACAGAAATGATTGCCGTCAAGGGAGAAGCCTATTTGCTGTGCATACTCTTCAACTTCACTAGGTTTGGGTCTACTAAACTTAGTTATTTGTTTATGGTTATTGGTTAGTGGTTTATGGTTAGGTGACCGTTTGTCACCATTCGTTGACGATTCGTCACCAGTCCTGCTACCTTTTGCTCTATTCTTTTTATTGATTGCTGCCCTATCATGGTATGCCCCCAGCTCTTCAGCTATGCGCTTTTGCACATAATGCTCACCTTCTAGGGTAAAGAACCGAGACAGCACAAATTCTACTGCTGCAATCTCTTCATCTGAGACTGCCCAAGTCCATTCGATAGCTTGCTCTCTGGTGGGGAATTGTTCCCTATCGTAACAACAGTCCATAATTAGCGTGTACGCGCCATGCTGAAGCATTGTCAGCTTGCCCGCTTTTATGGAGTAGTCGCCAATATTGCGCTTGTAGTAGTGCATAGTCACTCCGCTTAAATTGTTACTCCCAAAAATATAATGCGCCACGGGGGAGTGAGAGCCGTTTTCACTACGGGAGCTACCCGCAGCTAGGCGCAAGCACATGATATCAAATGTTATGTTGGATAACTAGCTACCCCAACACTCGCGTTGGATAACTAGTTAACCCTACAAACTGCAACTGCGGTTCCTATCATAAATCCGATGATAAAATCCCAACTGGGATTTTTATGCCCCTAACCCATTGATTTAAATAAGTTTAGGACATAAATTTATTTTTTCTGTACAAATTTCATGACAAAGTAGCTATAGCTATAACTCTAGGTACAGCTATAACTCTAACTATCCTATCGCTCTAAGCTTTGCCTGGATTAAGGCTTGCTTATCGGTCTCGCTCAGTCGCTCACCCTTGTCGCGTCTAGCTTGTGCAATGGCGACTATCATGTCATCAATTGCTCGCTGGTCCTCATTGGACCTATACAATGGGCGATATCTATCTTGGTCGTCTGGATACAATGCCGACCAATCTAGCCCAATAGACTCCAGCACATCTAATGCCCCGCATCCACCGTGACAATGAATCAGGACTCGGTTCCCGCCTTCTATCTCGGTGACTGATAGACTTGGTGTGCCGTCATCATGGGCTGGACACCTAGCAATCCACTTGCTGTTACCTGTTTTCCGCACCATCTCTAGCCGCTCAAGAATTGTCTCTGCTTTATTCATTTACTCTCCAGATTGGCTTTAGGGTATGGCTCTATTTTGTATTTAATTGCCTTCAGAGCCTCCCGCTTATATTTTTTGCTTCCGATTATATAGATATATCTGTGCTTCCGTGGCCTCGGTGACAGGTAAAAATCATCCCCGTACTTTGACCGCATTGCCTCTGCCCTGTTCTTAATCCCGCGAAATTCATCTGCTACAGTTTGCCCGTGTAGTTGCTCTTTGCCTTTTACCTTCCAGTCAGTGCGCTTTGCGCTCAATCCACAGTATAAAAAATTGGTAGCCTGATATACTTTACCTTCATGCCCCATCGAAGTATCAGCAAACGACACTATGATTTTGTTTTTTGGTAAAAGCTTAAAGCTGCCCCCTATTAACTGACTAGCCTCATTTTTTCTGTTGTACTTCAAGCACAACCTATTCAACTCTAGAATGTCAGACTTATATTCATCACCAGCGATTCCTTTTCGCAATGGGGCACTAGGCGGCGTTCCGTATGTTGCAATCCCGATTAGCTCCCCGCCATCGAATAAACCGAAAGCGTAGCTTATAGAGGGCCATCGCCTAGCGTAATGTATTTCTAAGATAAACGGGGCGCAGTCACCCCTTGTTATTGGCTTTATTAACATTACCAATCCCCCAATATGTGCCCCTTGGCAGGGTTTCAAGCACTAATGTTTTATGCTTACCCTTCGGCGTAGTGATTATATGCCTCTCAGAACCCTCCAACCGTATGCAGGAGCGATTTTCTGCATGTACCCCTACCCTATGTAGGTCGAATGCTTTTATTCCTGAAAATGCCTCCCCGCAGGTTGGGCATCTACAGATTCTCCCGCCTGGTTTAAGCCTGTAATTAGTTGTTGGCATGATTACCCCCATTTTTAAAAATATTGGCACCTGCGATTTTGATATTGGCACCTGCGATTTTTCTTTGCTTCATAGATTAAATAGTACTAGCAAAGTGAAGCCCACCATGATTAGCCCAGATAATATGGCATAGACAGTCTCTGACAATTGCTCTATTTGTTTGTTATTCATGGCTAATAGCCCTTTTTAACTTTGCCAGTGTGTGTAACTCTCTACTTATGGCAGAAATAGATATGTCTGATAGTTTGGGGTCTTCTAAGTCGTTATGCACATTCTCATAAGCTACTAAAATCAGTGTGCGTAATGTCGTGTACTCGGATTCAGTAACGCTAAATGATAGATTCATGGTATAATTTCCTTTCTTTTGTGGGATTTGGCCCCGATTTTTGGGGCCGCTCTTTTTACAATTTATAAATAGCCAATCTTGTCATATCGTATGTCATAACAGTTGGCAGTCTGTCGCTGATTAGTGGTTTATTCATGGTTTCCTCATAGTATCGGTTGCTGATTCATTCTAACGACTACGTTATCTAGCTCTAGGTTCCAGCGCTTAGCTAATTCCATCTTGATTGACGCTAACTCTGGTGTGCCTGGTTGGTATGGTTTAGTCCCGGCAAATTCGCATAGCTTGGCCCAAGTAAGGTATTTTGTTTCCCCGTTATCGGTTATCTCGAAATCAATCATGGTTATCCCCTCGCTATTAGATTACTAACTACTTTTGACATAGCCTTCCCATGAGCTGGGTAAGCTATTACCTTCGCTGATTTATCCCAGCACTGTCTACACGTCCCGCATTTGCCGTCATTGTCATAGGCTTTGCATAGTGTCATGGATTCGCTGGCATCTTCAGGCGTTGGTACAATGGTGCTAGTGGTTTCGCCGGGTATGGTTTCCCCAGTTACTGAATCGCTGGAATATCTCACTACGGCATTAGGTAAAGCCTGGATATCGTCCAATACTTTGGAGAATTTCTTAAACTTGTGCGAGCGGGTGGGTAGCCAATGGTTAACCCAGGGCGTTTGTTCAATCACAAGCTTTATCTTTTCGGCAAGCTTGACAGAGTATAGGTCACCACTATCAAACCATCTGAAGTATCGGCTATTGTCCAATGCCTGTACCATATCGGAAACCCAATCTTCACGTTTCCAATCGTCTTTATTGTGCACTCTGGGCGCTTTCACATTAGGGAATCTATAATTGCCCCAAGCCGCATAGCATCCCGCGCATGCTGGTACTAATTCGCCATTTTCTATGGAACCTGGGCAAGTATCGCGAGCTACTAGCGACCAAGATAAACATGGCATTTTTGATGGTTTAGACAGTTTAATCATTATTTGGCTCTCCGCTTTCCTGGATTTGATAGGCGTAATTCATCTTTTTCCCCCTAGTAACCGACAAACAATATTTCAACTAAAGAATCTGAATCGCATCCCAAAGAAGCAAACTCTCTGTCTCGTGATTCCTTGGTGGGCAATATTGCCCAAATATTCCCCAAGCTGTCTTGGATGCAGTATTTATAACCATGCAATGCCTGGTCGGGCGTTTTACGAATTTCCATTGTATATACCTTTACAGTTAGTGGTTCTGCCTAAGCAGTGATAGAGATACTATTGTATAGAATAGCTATTGTCTAGAATTATTTTGATTATTTTTACTGTTCTTTTATACAGTAGTTTATTGGTGGGAATTGCCTATAGATGAAAGTAGATTAGTTGGGTATTGAATGCTGTAATGGTTGCCATATAAACCCACATACTATGGCATTCTGGTCATGGCCAATTCACCATAGAACTATCCCCAATAAGTTATCAACACTGTGGATAAGTCTGTGGATAGCCTGTGGATAAGCTGTGGATAAGCTGTGGATAAGTCAGGGGGTTGTGGATAAGTAGGGGGGAGGGGAGCTGGCGTGTCGTAATTATTATAGTACCCACCCAAATTTGCAAAAGAGCGATTTCAAAAAAGCGACAAAATAGTCTTTTTATCAATAAGTTATACTTTTTGGTATTTTTCGCTAAATATTGGTATGATTCGCTAATGAATGATTTAAATGCACCAAGTGGTATTACTGACTGTTCTGTAGAGGAAGAACCTAAGAAGAGGGGAAGGGGTAGACCTCGTAAACCTGATAGGTTGATGACTCGCCAACAGTGGGAGGATGAGGGTAAGAAGGCTAAGGGTAGACCTAAAGGTATGAGGACTGCCATTAAGAAGCTTGAGGAACGCCTCCTATCCGCTAATAGAATAGAACACGTTATAGATGCCATTGTTAAAGCTGCTGAAGACCCTGAACATAAGAATCAGGCCGCAGCTTGGAAGTTAATAATGGATAGAATGGCCCCTTTAAGTCATTATGATAAAACAAAAGGGAATGAAAAGCCAGTAATTCAGATTAACGTATCCTCTATAGACCGTATAGAATCTGGCGTTCAGGACATTGAGGGTGAAGTAATTGAATAGATTAGCCGACCAGCTAGCTTTACATGAAGGGGTTAAGCGCTTCGCCTATAAATGCCCCGCTGGTAAGTGGACTATAGGAGTTGGAAGGAATATTGACGAGGATGGTGGATTAGGACTGTCTGATGGTGAAATCTACACCCTATTAAACAACGACATCCAAAGAACTGATGAAGAATTAGCCAATGCCTTACGTTTCTATGAAGATTTAGATAGAGTTCGGAAGGATGCAATGATTAACATCTGTTTCAATATTGGTCTACCCCGTCTCAGAGGCTTCAGACTGGCCCTTAAACTGATGGAAACAAAAGACTACCCTGAGGCTTCAATGGAGTTTTTAGACTCTCTATGGGCCTCTCAGGTAGGTCAGAGGGCGTTAGACGTAGCACACATGATTCAACATGGAGAATATCCAGATGAAGGGCGTTAACCACTACAAGAAAGATGGAACTATTCATAAAGGTGGTTCTCACAAAATGCCCAATGGCGAGTTACATTCTGGGGCCAAACACACAAGTTCTAGTGTTAAGCTCTTTCATTACGGTGAGCTGAGTAAGAAGGCTCAAAACAAAGCACGTTCAAACTGGAGATAATTATGAAAAAGAAAAAAGTAAAAAAGCCATACGGATACTAGATGGCTTACACCAAACCCAAATTACGGGAACGACTTAAGAACAAGATTATGGCTGGCTCCAAAGGGGGTAAGCCTGGTCAGTGGTCGGCTCGTAAAGCCCAACTATTAACCCAAGAATATAAGAAAGCTGGAGGGGGATTTACTGGAAGTAAGACTAAAGCCCAGAAATCCCTTTCTAAGTGGACTAAGGAAGAGTGGGGTACTAAGTCTGGCAAACCCTCCACTCAAGGCAAGGAGGCTACGGGTGAACGCTATTTACCCAAAAAAGCTAGGAAAAAATTAACCAAGAAGGAATATCAAGAAACTTCAAGAAAGAAGCGGGAAGATACGAAAAAAGGAAAGCAATTCTCTAAACAACCCAAAAAGATAGCCAAAAAAACCTCAAGGGCTAGGAAATGAGACCAGAAACTTTTTATACAATTGGTAACAACCCTACTGCTGGTGTTTCCAATACCATAATGACCGTTCCTACAGGTTATGAGGCGCGTATCACTAACGTCTTTGTAACTAACAATACGGGTTCTACTAAAAACTTTAGCGCAGCTTGGGTTAGTGGGGGAGATACTTACGCCTTTGCATCTGCTAAATCTTTGAATAGTAAAGACTTTATTGAGTACGGTGGAGAATATGGTCAGTTTTTAATTATGGATGAGGGGGATACTATGACGGTAACTCCTGAAGCTGGGTCTACTTTCGTGGTAATCGTATCCTTTATTCTCTTAAAACATGATGGTTCTAAGTTTGACCTAACTGTATGAACTTAGACATCAACCTACTAAATTGGCAGCAGGAGGTCTGGAACGACCCTACCCGCTTCAAGGTAGTCGCAGCAGGCCGTAGGACAGGAAAATCCCGTCTTGCGGCTTATTTGCTTCTAGTGAATGCTTTACAAGCTACTAAAGGCCACGTCTTCTATGTAGCACCTACCCAAGGTCAGGCTAGGGATATTATGTGGAACCTCCTCTTAGAATTAGGAGGGGACATGGTTGAAGGCTCCCACGTTAACAACTTACAGATTAAGCTAATTAACGGGATTACTATTTCTCTAAAGGGAGCTGACAGACCAGAGACTATGCGGGGTGTCTCCCTAGCCTACTTAGTATTAGATGAATACGCAGACATGAAGCCTGACGTATGGGAGTTGATTTTACGCCCAGCTCTGTCAGACTTGAAGGCAAGTGCTTTGTTCATTGGGACACCAATGGGTAGAAACCATTTTTATGACCTCTACAAACAAGCCGAGTTAGGTGGCGACCCCAACTTCAAAGCATGGCATTACACTAGCTATGATAATAATCTCCTAGAAAAGAATGAGATTGACCAAGCTAAAATATCTATGTCCTCCTACGCCTTTAGGCAGGAGTTCATGGCATCCTTTGAGGCCCGTGGTTCCGAGATGTTTAAGGAGTCCTGGGTCAGATTTTCAGAGGAAGAGCCTGATGGTGATTACTACATAGCCATTGACTTAGCTGGCTTTGAGGAGGTTGGGAAGAAAAACAAAACCAAAAATCTTGACAACACCTCTATCGCCGTGGTAAAGGTGGGTAGCCAAGGGTGGTGGGTTAAGGATATAATTACGGGTAGGTGGTCTTTAGACCAGACTGCCCAGAAGATATTTCAAGCTGTTAGGGACTATCAACCTATCTCTGTGGGTATAGAGAAGGGTATAGCCCGTCAAGCTGTAATGTCTCCATTAACTGACTTGATGAAGAAGTATTCTCGTTTCTTTAGGGTTGAAGAACTAACCCACGGAAACAAGAAGAAAACAGATAGGGTTATGTGGGCGTTACAAGGAAGGTTTGAGAACGGCCTTATTAACCTTAACAAAGGTGAATGGAATGTTCAATTCATGGATGAATTATTTCAATTCCCTGATGCCCTAACACATGATGACATGGTGGACGCTTTAGCCTACATAGACCAACTGGCTAACGTCTCCTACTCATACGACTTTGAAGAAGACCACTTTGATGTGGTCGATATGGTAGCTGGTTACTAATATGCTTGATAAAGAAGAGTTTGGAATTCTACAAAGCGTTGAAGACTGGGTTATGGAGCAATGTAACTCATGGCGTGACCACTTTGATAACAACTACCAAGATAAGTTTGAAGAGTATAATCGTCTGTGGAGAGGACAGTTTTCTGCAGAAGATAAGACCCGTGACTCAGAAAGAAGCCAGATTATATCCCCAGCCTTACAACAGGCTGTTGAATCCTCAGTAGCTGAAATTGAAGAAGCTACATTTGGAAGAGGACGATTCTTTGACATTAAGGATGATTTGAGGGATGGTGAACCTCAAGATGTTGTATTCCTTAGAGAACAACTTTATAGAGATTTTCAGCAAAACAAAGCAAGAAAGGGTGTTGCTGAGTGTCTAATAAACGCCGCCGTTTATGGGACTGGCGTTGCAGAAATAGTGCTGCAAGAAGAAAAAGAAATGAAGCCAGCCTCCCAACCAATAATGGAAGGGCAGATGCAGGCAGTAGGAGTAAACATAGCAGACAGAACAGTCTGTAAGCTCCGTCCAATCCTTCCACAAAACTTCTTGATTGACCCCGTAGCAACTTCTATTGAGGAGGCTATTGGTGTTGCTGTTGATGAATTTGTCCCGTACCACCAAGTAGAACTCCTACAAGAAAGTGGTGTTTACAAGGACGTTGACATCACCCTAGCTTATAACGATACCGACCTTGACCCTGACCCTGAGTTAATTGACCAGCCTGACAATAAGGTTCGTCTTACTAAATACTACGGTCTAGTTCCTAAATATCTCGTAGAAGATGAAGAAGACTTTGAGATTGAAGAGGAAGATGGTCATTACATTGAATGTATTATCGTTATTGCTAACGGTGGAACTCTACTTAAAGTAGAACGAAACCCCTACATGATGGGTGATAGACCTATCGTAGCCTTCCCTTGGGATATAGTTCCAGGAAGATTCTGGGGTAGAGGTGTATGTGAGAAAGGATATAACTCACAAAAGGCATTAGATGCTGAATTGAGGGCTAGAATAGATGCCCTAGCATTAACTGTACACCCTATGATGGCTATGGATGCCACCCGTTTACCAAGGGGCGCAAAACCAGAAGTCCGTCCTGGTAAGATATTATTAACTAACGGCGACCCCAGAGAAGTATTACAGCCGTTTAACTTCGGACAAGTCTCTCAAATTACCTTCGCTCAAGCTGACCAACTGCAAAAGATGGTACAAACAGCTACTGGAGCTATAGATTCTGCTGGAATACCTGGCTCTATTAACGGTGAAGCTACCGCTGCGGGGATTTCTATGTCCCTTGGGGCGATTATTAAGAGGCACAAAAGGACTCTTATTAACTTCCAAGAGTCTTTTCTGATACCATTCGTAACAAAAGTAGCCCACAGGTATATGCAGTTTGAGCCTGAAATCTACCCTGTTAACGATTATAAGTTTGAAGTCGTATCCTCTTTAGGGATTATTGCTAGGGAATACGAAGTAACTCAATTGGTGCAACTGTTACAAACTATGGGTTCAGACTCTCCTCTGTATCCAGTTTTAATACAGTCCATTATAGATAACATGAACATCTCCAATAGGGAGCAATTGATTCAAGTTATCCAACAAGCCTCACAGCCTAATCCTCAAGCACAGGAAGCACAACAGGCAGCACAGCAAGTACAGCTACAGTTCCAGCAGTCTCAGACTAACGCTCTTAACGGGCAGGCGGCTGAATCTACGGCTAGGGCTGAGAAGATTGCTCAAGAGACTAAGGCTATTCCTGTTGAACTTGAGAACGACAGGATTAAGGCTATTGCCACTAACTTAAAGGCTGGTAATGAGGATGACAAAGAGTTTGAAAGGCGAATGAAGGTAACTGACAAACTACTGGAGGAAAGAAAGCTTAACTTGGAAACAGCTAAGACTTTGACACAATGATTACTAACACAGAAATGCAAAACATTCTAAATCAAATTAATGGAATCGTTAAAGGTTTAGAAGAAAGAATCCAAAAGCTAGAGGAAGCTAATAAGGAGCCAAAGGGTGGAAAGAGAGGAAGAAAAGCATTACCAAGCTCTTAAAGATATGTTTCGTACAGAGGGCTGGAAAGTATTAATGGATGAGCTTAGAAATAATGCCATCCAAATAAATTCTGTAGAAGTAACGAAGGACAACGAGGACTTACATTTCCGTAAAGGACAATTAAATATCCTTGCCTTCATGCTTAATATGGAGTCTACCGTTGAACATTATATAGAGGATAGCAATGATTCTGTTTGATTTTGTGTGCAAGTATGCTCATGTAAATGAAAAACTTGTTTCACGTGAAACTAAACAGATTGATTGTCCTCAATGTGATGAGGTAGCAACGCGAGTCATCCCTGCTGTCAGGTGTAGTCTCGACCCCGCTTCTGGACATTTTCCAGGTGCAACAGATAAGTGGGTTCGTTCCAGAGAGCAGAAGATGGCATTAGAACGTAAGGCAGCCGAACAATAGTCCTTCGGGGTAGCTAGAGTCGGTCTTAACGGAGTTTAATAATGGCAACACTAATTGACCCAGTAGAGGTAGATGAAGTAAGTAACGTGGAAGAACCTGTCCAAGAAGAAGTAACCACTTCGGAAGGGGAAGCAGAGCTTGCACCAATGTACCAAGGTAAGACGATAGCTGAAGTAGCTAAGATGCACCAAGAAGCTGAAAGCCGATTGGGAAGTCAAGGCGCTGAAGTTGGAGAATTACGAAAGGTAGTAGATAACTTCATTCTTAAACAGTCGGAAACAAAAGCACCTGAACCTGCTGAAGAGATAGATTTTTTTGCTGACCCTGACAAAGCTGTAGAAAGTAAGATTGCGAACCACCCTGCTATTAGGGAGGCTCAAGAAAATACTCTACGGATTAGACAAGACCAAGCTAAGCAGGAGTTGATTAACAAACATCCAGACGCGCAAGAGATTATTCAAAGCTCAGATTTTATTAACTGGGTAAAGAGTGATGATATTCGCGTTGAGCTTCTAACTCGTGCTGACCAACAGTATGACAGTAAAGCTGCTGACAATTTGTTTTCTCAATGGAAACAGATTAAGCAGATGTCACAAACTGCTGTTCAAGACGAGAAAGATGCTAGAAAGGATGCTGTTAAGAAGGCTTCTACTGGTGGGGCTAAAGGTAGTTCTGAAACCCCATCTAAAAAGATTTATCGAAGGGCAGATATTATTGAACTTATGAAGACTGACCCTAAGCGTTATCAAAGCATGGAACCCGAAATTCGTCGGGCGTATGCTGAGAAGCGCGTAAGATAAAGGAAATTAAACATGGCTGGTGAAACTTCTGGTGCGTTTTTTACTGCAAACGCAACTGTAGACAAAACCGCAGCGGGAACTTTTGTACCTGAAATATGGTCCGATGAAGTTATTGCTGCATATCAAAAATCTCTGAAGATGGCTCCTCTTGTTAAGACTATGACAATGTCTGGCAACAAGGGTGATGTTATCCACCTTCCTAAGCCTACTCGCGGCTCCGCTAATGCTAAGGCAGAAGCTGTTGCTGTAACTATGCAGGCTAACCTGGAAAGTGAAACTACTGTTACCATTAACCGTCACTACGAGTATTCTCGTCTGATTGAAGACATTGTTGAAGTACAGGCTCTTGCCTCACTTCGTCAGTTCTACACTGAAGATGCTGGTTACGCTCTCGCTAAGCAGGTTGATGATGACCTGTTCCGCGCTGGTACTGGTTTTGGTAGTGGTACTTTTGACCTGACTGTTCCTGTTACTGGTACTTGTACTGGTACTGCATGGGAAGGTGCAAACACGTTCTTTGTTGACGCTTCTACTGGTTTGACTGCTTACACTGACGACACTGTTGTAGCAGCAGACGTATTCACAGATGCTGGCTTCCGCGCGTTGATTAAGCGTATGGATGATGCTGATGTTCCTATGACTGACCGCGCATTTATTATTCCACCTGCGCTGCGTTCTGCAATCATGGGTACTGAGCGTTATGTATCTGCTGACTTCCGTGAAGGTGCAACTGTCCAGTCTGGTTTGATTGGTTCAGTTTATGGAATTGACATCTATGTCTCTTCTAACTGCCCTCTCATTGAAGATGCAACTTCCAACGGTACTGGTACTGCTGATGTTCGCGGTGCTTATCTCATCCACAAAGATGCCCTTGTCCTGGCTGAGCAAATGAGCGTTCGCTCACAAACTCAGTACAAGCAAGAGTATTTGTCAACTCTGTACACTGCTGACACCCTTTATGGTGTTCAGGCACATCGTCCAGAGGCTGGCTTCATCCTTTGTGTCCCTGACGTATAAGTTAGGATAGGTTAGGGGGCTTCGGCCCCCTGACTTCTTATTATGAAAAAGAAAGACCCAAGATTAGCAAGAGCAGGTGTCTCTGGTTTTAACAAACCTAAGAGGACTCCTAATCATCCTACTAAAAGCCACGTTGTTGTAGCCAAGTGTGGGGATGGAAGTATTAAGACAATTAGGTTTGGTCAGCAGGGTGTATCAGGCGCTGGCAAAAATCCAAAGACAGAAAAGGAAAAGGCGAGGAGGAAGTCTTTTAAAGCGCGTCATGCTAAGAACATAGCAAAAGGTAAGTGTTCCGCAGCGTACTGGGCAGATAAAGTTAAGTGGTGAAATAGATGGCAACAATTATTACTAAGTTTTCTTCAACTTCGTCAGCCGTACCTTTGGCTTCAGACTTAGTTCAAGGTGAGCTTGCTGTAAATACCGCAGACAAGAGACTCTTTACGGAGGACTCAGGTGCGACAATTATTGAAATTGGAACTAATCCATCCTCAATTACAACTGGTGCTATTACAGCTACTGGTACAGTTACCGCTAACTCAAGTCTTAACTCTTCTAATGCTGTATTAACAGGCGGTACAGTAAACGGAGTAGTGGTTGGTGGCTCTACGCCCCAGGCTATTACTGGTACGTTAATAACCGCTAATACAAATTTTGCCGGAGCTTTAACAGGTAATGTAACTGGTAACGTAACAGGTAATGTTACGGGAAATATTACAGGTGACGTAACTGGTAATCTTACTGCTTCTAGTGGCACAACCACTGTTAACGATTTGGTAGTTAATGGAACTGTAGACTTTACAGATACTGTTTTAACTAATTTAGCAGCCCCGTCTTCTGATACTGACGCTGCAACTAAAGGTTATGTAGATACACAAGTAACTAACGTAATTGACTCTGCTCCTGCCGCATTAGATACCTTGAATGAGTTAGCCGCCGCTTTAGGTGATGACGCTAACTTTTCAACTACTATTACTAATTCCATAGCAACCAAGCTTCCTCTAGCAGGTGGCACTATGTCTGGTGCTATCGCTATGGGGACTAACAAGATTACAGGTCTTGGTACTCCTACAGCGGGTACAGACGCTTCTACTAAAGCCTATGCCGACACCATGCTTCCTTTAGCTGGTGGTACGATGACAGGCAATATTGTTCTAGGCTCTAACAAGGCTACTTCTACCGCCACACCATCTGCTGATGATGACTTAACCAGGAAAGGATATGTAGACGGTATATTAGGAAGTGCTACCTCTGCTGCATCCAGTGCTGCGGCTGCTGCAACCAGTGCCTCAAATGCGGCGACCAGTGAATCAAATGCCTCAACATCAGCTTCTAATGCATCGACTTCAGCTACATCTGCGGCTGCTAGTTATGATTCGTTTGATGACCGTTATTTAGGTTCTAAGTCTAGCGACCCAACAGTAGACAATGATGGCGATGCCTTAATAGCTGGTGCTTTGTATTTTAATACCTCCTCTAATGTCATGAAGGTATACAGCGGCTCTTCTTGGGCAAACGTAGCACCTACAGCAACTAGCGTTACAGTCAGTCAAATTTCTGACCTTACAGCAAACGCTACTGAGCTAAACGTATTAGACGGTATTCCTGCTGGTCTTACAGCAACTGAACTCGGATATGTAGATGGTGTTACGTCTAGCATCCAAACACAAATAGATAACATCTCTGTTACTGCTGGCACTCAAACCAAGACATACTCCGCAGGTGAAACATCTACTATTACCTTGTCGGGTAATGTGCTGTCTCCTGTCGTTGGTGTGACCAAGGAAGTTGCTCAGACAGGAACTACCAATAACGACTGGGATGTTAATTCAACGTCAGAGAACTACACGAGATACAACTCTGCTCCTGCGACTACGTTGAGTTTTGTTCCCGACCTTAGCTCTACATCATTTACAACTAACTTTTCTGTTTCTTCTCAAGACACTGAGCCAGAAGGAATTACTTTTAATGATGATGGAACTAAAATGTATATTGCTGGAAATACTAATAACTCCATATTTCAATACACATTAACAACAGCTTATGATTTGTCTAGCGCGTCTTATGCGTCTAAAAGTTTTAGCACTGGCTCTCAAGAAACATCTCCAACTGGTGTTAAATTTAATACAGACGGGACAAAAATGTTTGTGGTTGGTTATGGCAGTGATGCTGTTCAAGAATATGCACTAAGTACAGCATTTGATGTTTCTACAGCATCACACACGCGAAGTTTTTCAGTCTCTACTGAAGATTCAGAGCCGCGTGATTTGCATTTTAATAGTGACGGAACCAAATTATTTGTTCTTGGAAATACAGGAAATGATGTAAACGAATATGCTGTAGCAACGGGATTTGATTTATCCAGTGTAACTTATACGCAAAATTTTTCTGTTGGAAGCCAAGAAGACAGTCCTTCTGGATTAACCTTTAATTCTGATGGAACAAAAATGTACATCTGTGGCATTACAGATGATGAAGTGAATGAGTATTCTTTGACTACTGGTTTTGATTTATCAACAGCATCTTTTGTAACTAATTATTCAGTAAGTTCGCAAGACACCGAGCCTACAGGTATTGCATTTAGTGCTAATGGCACAAAGATGTTTATACTTGGAAATGCTGATAATGATGTAAATGAATACTCTTTGTCTTTAACATTTGCACTAGGCGCAGGCTCATTCGCATCTGCTGACGTAGGCAAGACCATCGAAGCTAACAGTGGTGTGTTTATTTTAACTTCTACTGCTGGCGCATATTCTGAAACCACCGCTCCTTCTTCATACGCTCAAGTAGCTTCAGGCTCTTGGCAAATGTATGGCGTTGTATTTAACACGACTGATGGTGATTTGGAGTTGAGTGGCATAACAACGGGTCAGTTTGATGTATCTACGGCATCGTTTTCCCAAAACTTTTCAGTTTCAGCGCAAGAGGCATCCCCGCTAGGAGTAACCTTTAACACCGATGGAACAAAGATGTTTATTACTGGGCAGTCGGGAGACGATGTAAATGAGTATAATTTAACTACTGGTTTTGATGTTTCCACTGCTAGCTATTCCCAAAACTTTTCAGTGTCATCACAAGAAACAAACCCACACGGAGTGGTTTTTAATACCGATGGCACCAAGATGTTTGTCGTTGGTAGCGGAGGCGATGACGTAAACGAATATAATTTAACTACTGGCTTTGACGTTTCAACAGCAAGCTATAGTCAAAACTTTTCTGTTAGTTCGCAAGATACCAATCCAAGAAGCATAGCCTTTAACTCTGACGGCACCAAAATGTTTATGCTCGGTAGCAATGGTGCGGATGTTAATGAATATACATTATCCAGCGGGTTTGATGTTTCTACTGCTAGTTATTCTCAAAACTTTTCAGTTTCATCACAAGAATCAGTTCCGGAAGGAATGGCCTTCAATACTGACGGCACTAAGATGTTTATTACAGGAACGTCAGGAGATGATGTTAATGAATATACACTTTCAACCGGCTTTGATGTTTCCACAGCTTCATACTCTCAGAATTTTTCGGTCTCAGCACAAGAAACAGAGCCAACAGGAATAGCCTTTAACTCTGACGGCACCAAAATGTTTATTGTTGGCACTAATGGAATAGAGGTAAATGAATACACATTAGGCTCAACAGCTATTCCGACTGGCTACCAAGCAGTCCACACCACAACCTCCACAGACTCTACCTATTGGACTGACATCAACTCTATGACAGCAGACGAAGCTGCTGGTGATGGCAATATCTATTACTGCGTATCTACTGATGACAGGACAACTTGGAAGATTGCCAAAGGCACTGATGGTGAGAGGAGTATAGTCAGGAATAACTCAGGCACTTGGCAGTACAACTCCAATGGTACTTATGCGTCTACTACTTGGACTAACGCGACTACCAACGCAGAGTTGAATGCTTTGCAGGAGGCTATGGAAGCATCAGGAGTAAACAACGCATACGATATTTCTACTGCTTCATTTGTGGATAGTTTTGACGTTAGCTCGCAAGAGACAGACCCAAGAGATGTCCGATTTAATACTGACGGCACAAAAATGTTCGTAATTGGCACATTTGGGGGAAAGGTACAGGAGTATACATTAACAACTGGCTTTGATGTTTCTACAGCAAGTTTTTCCCAATTTTTTAGTGTTTATAGCCAAGAGACAGATGCACGAGGTTTAGCATTTAATAATGACGGAACAAAGATGTTTGTTGTCGGAATAGACGGTGATGATGTAAATGAATACACACTTTCTACTGGCTTTGATGTTTCAACTGCAAGTTACTCACAAAATTTCTCAGTCGCATCGCAGGAAACAGCTCCTCAAGGAATAACATTTAATAATGATGGAACTAAAATGTTTATTGTGGGAAATGTTGGAGATGACGTTAATGAATATACATTGACTACAGGTTTTGACGTTTCAACAGCTTCTTATTCACAAAACTTTTCAGTCGCATCACAAGAAACAGCACCATCTGGAATCGCGTTTAATGCAGATGGGACTAAAATGTTTATCTGTGGCGGAGGAGGAGACGATGTAAACGAGTATACATTAACTACGGGTTTTGATGTTTCTACAGCATCTTATACGCAAAATTTTTCTGTATCGTCTCAAGAAACAAGCGTTGAAGGAGTAACATTTAATAATGACGGCAGTAAAATGTTTCTTGTCGGAATAGACGGTGATGATGTTAATGAATATACAGTAGGAACAGTGGTCTATCCAAACCAAATGAACAAGACGCAGCTTGACGCTGTATCTGACGCTAACCACTTCACACTGAGTAATGACCTAGACCTTGCCATAGTATTTAACCTAGCCAGTGGGACTACGGTTCCATCCAGTGACGGTGTGTCTATTAACTACGATGCCAATGTACTTAATAAAGGCGCGATACTGGGTACTGATTATGACTATGACGCTCCTGCCCAGAATAAGGTCAGGATTACAGCATTGACAGGCAACAACCTGAAGGTGCGGGTAGTTTGATGAATGGCTCATGTATTTGTACTAATTATGACCATTGGAGGTGTAGAAGTAGCTAACGATAGTTGTCGCGAAGCTATGTGCTTTTTTAATTTAGACACCTGCAATAGTTTTGCAGCTAAGTTAAGACGAAGAGGAAGCCCAAGCACACAAGTAATAACGACATATTGCAAGCCAATTTTAATTAACCCAAATGAGGATGGAATAAAGGTGTATTAGAATGCCAGCAGAAATAGTAGCAGCGGTTGCAGCCGCTAACCAGGCATTTAACTTTATTAAGAAAGCCGTCCATAAAGGGAAAGAAGTACAAGACTTAACAAGAGCAATTAGTAAGTTCTGGGATGCTAGAGAAGAAGTCAGCGTCCTAGAACAAAAAGCAAAGACTACAAGTAAGATAGGTAAGTTGCTAGGTAGTAGTTCAATAGAAAGCCAAGCACTAGAGGCTACGCTTCAGAAACAGAAGGCAGAGCAGCTAGAAAAGGAATTGAAGGATTTATTCTATTGGACGGGTAACGCGAACCTTTGGCACGATATGCTAAGGGAGCGCATAAGGATAAGGAATTTAAGGATAGCAGAGGCAAGGAAAGCAGCACAAACTAGAGCAGCCATGATAGATATATTAGTAGTGTTTGGTTGCTTTATAGGGTTAGTGTTTGTTTTCTATTCGGTGAGTCTAATTGGAAAATAGAATAGACAGGATTGAAAGCAAGATAGATGACCTTCAAGAGGCTGTTGTTTCCTTGGCCCGTGTAGAGGAAAGAATCACCACTATCTTTAATCGTCAAACATCTATTGAAGATAGAATAAATACGATGGACGATAAGTTACAGAAGATGTCGCCGTCTGTTGCCTTTGGTGAAAGAATATTTTGGATACTAATTGTAGCTACTGTGACTGTGATAGGAAGAATGTTATGAGACGAATTGGAAAAATGATACGCGAGAAAGTTCAGGACATGACTGAAGAAGAAGCAGGCAAAGTGGTTGTCTGTACTTTAGGTCTTGTTGTTATCTTATTCTGTGCAGTTATATTCTTATGATAAGCGCGTTGATTGGCCCAGTCAGTGCTATCTTAGACAAGGTAATACCTGACAAAGACCTGAAAGAAAAGCTGTCTCACGAGATAGCTACTATGGCTGAGCGTCATGCTCAAGAGCAGGTCATGGCTCAAATTGAGGTTAATAAAGTTGAAGCAGCTCACAATAGTATGTTTGTTGCTGGTTGGAGACCTGCCATTGGCTGGATATGCGCTCTTGGAATGGCTGGAAACTTCCTGGTAATACCCTTTGTAAATATGGCTTTAGAGTTATTTGATACTGGGGTAGTAGTTCCTTTAATAGCTTTAAGTGAGATGATGCCCGTGTTAATGGGTATGTTAGGTTTAGGTGCAATGCGAACCTTTGAAAAAACTAAGGGTGTCTCAAGAGAAAAATGATGACTATCGTAGAGTTTCCTGTTAACAAGATGGACTCTATTGCTGAACAAGCAGACGCAGAGCTTTATGAGTGGTGCTTAGAAAAGATAGAGCAAGGATTAGACCCTGTATATCTTTCAGGAGTTCTCCAGTACAACTCTCTGCATCTGTTATCAAATATGATTGAGGAAGAGTAATGGGTTCATTTACTAGACTAAGAGGAACTTCATACCTATACAATCCAAGTACAGGTATGTTTAGTCAGGTTTCAGACCTGCCTTCATTTGTTGATGACTCTGCTCCCGCAATTAATATTACTGGAAGTTTTGGTGGCGGTACTGACACTCAAGCCTTTTATGACGCTCTTGCAAAAGATTATGAAGAGCAACTTGCTACGCAAGAAGTAGAAGATTTATTTACCAACCAGCTAGCCTATCAACCTCCTGATGACTTTGTTGGCCCTCCTGAGCCTGAAGATGATGGAATAGCAATGGTGGACTTGGTTCCAGAGGTAAAGGGCGTTGTAACAGATGACCCTAATCAAATCTGGAAAGATACAGATAAAGATGAGCTAGACTTAAAAGGCTTTATAGATTTAGCGTTTGATGTATTTGGTGCTTACAACAAAGATGCAATTACTAATGTTGTAGACCTAGTTAATCAAAGAGGTATATCTGTAGGTGAGGTAGCACAAGCTACGGGTAATAGTGTTGAGTCTATCAATCAAGCGGCAACTGAATCTGGTACTGCAATTGAAAATCAGGGTACTGACGATGTGTTAGGAGATGGGGCAGGGGATACTGATGGTATGGGAGATGTTGCTGGCACTCCTACACCCACAACACCTACTCCAACAACCCCTACACCAACCCCTACGCCTACTCCGACTCCCGAGCCAACACCCGAGCCAACACCCGAGCCAACACCCGAGCCAACACCTGAACCAGATGTTGAGCCGCCAAGTGGGATATTTACTGAACCAGTAGGAGATGATACGCCACCTCCTGAGACACCTATTCAAATCCTGCAAACACCAGAAACTCCTAAGCCAACTCGTCAAGGGTTGTTAGCTGTTATTCAGAATACCCCTGTAACTGAACAGATGTTTGCGGGCGAGTTGTTTGAAGCAAAACTTAGAGAATTAACTAATGTTCCTGAAGCGTTAGGAATGATTCAAGACATAGGAAGACGATTCGTATGACTTATTTAGATTTAATTAATAACGTCCTCCGCAGATTACGAGAGGACACAGTAGATACAGCTAATGCTACTGACTACTCTCATCTTATAGGTGACTTGGTTAATGACGCTAAGAAGATTGTGGAGAACTCCTTTGACTGGACTGCATTAAGGGACTCTATAACTGTTAACACTGTAAGTGGTACAGATACTTACTCACTTACTGGTAGTGGTGATTTGGCTGTTATAAAGGACGTAATGAACACTACGTCTAAAAGATTTATGCACCTTAGAAGTAAGGAATACTTTAACAATGTAACCTACAACACTACACCACAATCAGGCTCTCCTGATTATTTTACATTTGTGGGTACGGATACCAATAAAGATTTAGAAGTCCAAGTTTATCCAAAGCCTGATGCAGCATACGCTCTAAGGTTTGATGTTGTTAAACCACAAGCTGATTTGACTACTGATTCGGATAGCTTGTTAGCACCTAATAACCCTGTTATACAACTAGCCTACGCTATGGCTTTAAGGGAAAGGGGTGAGACTGGCGGTCAGAGTGCAGCAGAACAATTTGCTGTAGCCTCTACTTCTTTATCTGACGCTATTGCATTTGACGCTAACAGATACCCTTCTGAGTTAACCTTTCAGGTACGATAATGGCCCAGAAACTACAAAGCATAACTATTACGGCTCCAGGCTTTGCGGGTATAAACACCCAAGATGCCCCGTTAGCTCAAGACCCTACCTTTGCATCGGTTGCAGATAACTGCATTATTGACAAAGAAGGGCGGGTTGCTGCGCGTAAAGGTTATGACATGGTGTCTACTAATGGCCCTGCTGTATTGGGGAGTTCTGATGGTATAGAAGCTATACATCAGTTTAGGGATTCAGGTGGGAATGTAGTTGTATTCTCTGCTGGTAATAGCAAGATATTCTCAGGGACTACTACTCTTACTGATGCAACTCCTGGGTCTTATACTGTATCTGATGATAACTGGAAGATAGTTAACTTTAATGACAAGGCTTATTTCTTTCAAAGAAGTCAGGAGCCTTTAGTCTATTCTAATGCTGCTGCTGCTGTTGAGAAGATGTCCTCTCATTCTGGTTCTGCGGGTACACCTCCCCAAGGTAACGAAGTTTTAGCGGGTTTTGGTAGGCTTTGGGTGGCTGACTTTGCCACAGATAAGTCTACTATCTACTGGAGTGATTTATTAGATGGGACTGTTTGGACTGGTGGTTCTTCAGGCTCTATAGACGTATCTAAGGTTTGGCCTAATGGGTACGATGAGATTGTAGCTTTATCTGCTCATAATGGATTCTTAGTTATCTTTGGTAAGGACGCTATCCTTATTTACGAAGGCGCTGATTCTCCTTCTACTATGACCCTAGCGGATACTATATCTAACATAGGGTGTGTATCTAGGGACGCAGTTGTTTCTACGGGTAAGGATTTAATCTTTTTAGACCGTTCAGGCGTAAGAAGTCTGGCGAGAACAATTCAAGAAAAGTCCTCACCTATTGGGGATGTATCTAAGAACGTAAATAATGACGTTAAGAATCTGGTAGCTAGTGAAACAGGTAATATTTCATTACATTACTCTCCTAAAGAAGCCTTTGTATTGGTTAACTTTCCCGTCCTTCAGACGGTGTATGTCTTTGATACGAGATTTCCTCTCCAAGATGGTTCATACAGAGCAACCACTTGGTCTAGCATTGCACCACTACGTTTTACTAATTTGGTGGATGACACTATTTATATTGGGAACGCAACTGGCATTGCTGAATATGATAGCTATACAGACGGGACAGGTTCATATCAGTTAAGTTACTTCTCACATCCCTTAGCATTTGGGGATAGCTCAGTTCTTAAATTTCTTAAAAAAGTAAACTTAACTACCTTTGACGGCGCCGAAGCTACAGTTGTACTGAACTGGGCCTATGACTACTCAAATTCTTATAAGAAGCAAGCATACGTCTTACCTGCTAATAACGCTGCCCAATACAACATCTCTGAATACAACACTGAAGCTGAGTATTCTTCTTCATTGAGCCTAATTAACAGACAGAAGATAAATACTTCTGGTTCTGGAGCTGTTGTATCTGTAGGAGTGGAAACGACTGTGAACGGTAAGTCTATAGCTATACAACAATTTAATATTCATGCACTACTTGGAAGGATTGTCTAATGACTGATTACACGAAGACAACTAACTTTGCCGCCAAGGATGCCCTGGTGTCAGGAAATCCTGCTAAGGTGGTGAAGGGAACTGAAGTGAACACCGAATTTGATAACATAGCAACTGCGGTATCTACCAAGGCTAACTTAGCTGCCCCGACATTTACGGGGACTACAACTGCCGCAAACCTCACAGTGTCAGGAACATTCACTGGCACTATTGATGGAGGGACTTACTAATGCCACATATATTAGGTTTAGAACATAGTTTAGGTGGCGTAGCTAATCAAGCTATGGATTTTTTTGGACTAGGTTCTGGAGGCGGTGGTTTCTTTGGAAGCCCAGGCGCAGGTCTTATAGGTGCTTTGGGTCAGAGTGTTTTAACTGACAAAGCTATCAAAGACATAGGTGAAGCCCGTCAAGAAGCTAACATATTCTTTGGTGGTGCTACCGATTTACCCACTTATGAAGGCGGTTTACTGGGTGAGGTAGGGAGGCAGTCTCAGTTCAAACCATTTACCGTTACTGGAACGAATGTATTTGGTCAGCCTTCTGCTGCTACTATATCCCAAACAGGTACTGAGCTAGCTCTAAGCCCTGAAGAAGCTGCATTACAAAGGTCTTTGACTGGATTTGGTCAGCAGGCTTTTGATTTCTTGGGCGACCCTATGGCTAGGGGTGAGGAGCAAACTAATATTATTGGTATGTTGACTCAAGACCCTGCTGCTAGAGCTGGTAGAGAAGCAGATATATTTGGCAGACTAGAGGCTGTACAGGCTCCTGAAAGAGAAAGAGCTAGACTTCAGCTAGAAGAAAGACTCTTGGGCCAAGGTAGAAGTGGTGTCCGTACCTCTATGTTTGGTGGCACTCCTGAAGAACTAGCCCTTAATAAAGCCATTGAAGAACAACGTGCAGCATCTGCCGTATCTGCTATGGAACAAGCTAGAGCTGAACAAGCCCTACAATCTCAACAGACCCTACAGGGTTTGGGTGAGTTTAGGGATAGAATGGGCTTATTTGGACAGCTTGGTTTACAGGCTATACCTACAGCTTACACCCCTCAGCAAGAGCTATTGAGGACGTTGACTCCACAACTAGAGGCTTCACGCCTAGCATCCTCTTTACAGGCCACTGGGCTAGGTTTAGGGGCTGGTTTGGCAGAATCTGCAATAGAGTCCCAGTTAGGGTTTGAAGCCCTTAGAAACGCCCTGAGACAGCAGCAGTATCAAGGTTTGTTTGACCTGTTAAGTGCCGAAAGGCGAGGCCAATCCTCTGGAACTACTACAACCAGTAGCAGTGGTGGCAATTTCTTTGAAAATCTAGTCAATGACTATTTAACCCAAACACCATACATGACTAATCAAGAAGTAACAGATTTAATTGGTGTACCAATGCCAAAACCTGACCTTACTAGCGGGACTCAGCCTTATATGACAAAGGAAGAAATAGAAAGGTTAACAGGGGTAAAACTTCCATAGGATTTAGAAATGGCTATTAACATACAATCTTTATTTAGCGACATTATTGAGACTCCTGCACAGCGTCAAGAAAGGATGCTGACCGAAGGAATACTCAAGGGACGTGAGTTAACTGGTGGTCTTACGGGACTAGCTAGGACTCAAGCACCTTTAGTATCTGCCCTATCTATGCAAATGCCCCAGAGACAAGAAGCACTCCGCAGGAATGTGGGTGGAATGTTGGGCCTAGACGTTAGAACTCAATCTGAAAAACTAGAAGATATTATTAAAACTGCTGATGCCTCTACTCCTGCTGGAATGATTAACCTTTCCAAAGCTATCCAGGAGTATGCTCCCGCCCAAGCGTTAACATTGCGACAAGCTGCTGTTG